AAGGAAAGATCTATCTGTTTTAAGAAAAGGTGACAAGAGAGTATTGGACGAATATAAAGACAAGGACATTCTCATAGACGGTTTGAATAAATATTCGAATGAGTATTTTGAGTATCCTGTCTTTTTGTCTGACGATATAATCGAATATCACCTAACACAGTTTAAAAATTTTCGCTATGCAACTAAACCGCAAGTGCGAGATTATGATACTGTTATTAATGGAAGATTTAACCCTGATGGATCAAGGAAAGAGCATGAAGTTGGCTTGAATATGAATTCATCCCCTGGTTTTGGATATACTGCCCCGCCAAATAGTGGTGGAGGAAAAGCATTTCTATTTGATACAGAACCGGTCACAGTTGGCGATAATAACCGCCTTCATTACACAATGAAAGAAGAACTTCGATTAAAGTGTGATGATCTCGTTGCAAAACTAGAACAAGGAATTGTCCCGCATTGCATTGCTACTAATTGTTTGAAAGATGAGATACGACCAATCGCTAAAATTCAACAAGCGGCGACTCGCAACTTTGTGATGTTTCCAATTGAATGGACAATAGTGATGAAGAAGTATTTTTATGATTTCATCGTCGCAATGACATGTTCTCACCGCACTAATACTGCAGGAGTGGGAATGGACCCGACTGGACTAGATTGGCACGATATGATGACCAAACTGTTACAATATTCTAAGACTCACGGATTTGATGGAGATTATTTAGCCTATGATGGTTGTGTATTTCCACAACAAGTTTTTCTAGCATGTGCTGCTATTAATAAGTGGTATGACGATGGAGAAGTGAATGCAAAGATCCGCTTTGCTTGTATAGAAAGAATTATGTTTTCTTTTGTTTTGTCTAACAACGTAGTACATTGGAAGCAACAAGGCCAAACATCTGGCAATGTGTTGACTACACCAATGAATTGTGTGATTAACGATCAATTGTTCGCATATGTGTTTCATCAAGCATGGCAACTTCAATGTGTCATGAACCCAAAATTAGATCCTTTTCAATACACTATGCATGAGAAGAATAAATTTGTGAGATCAAAGTATTATGGAGATGACAACATCCACGCTGTTAAAGCAGAGGTGGTAGATTGGTTTAATCCAAGCATCGCGTGTGAAATTATCAATTCAACTGGATTTTCAATCACCGATGCAGCAAAATCAGGAATAATACAATGGAGACCAGTTTTAGACTTGGAGTTTCTGAAAATGAAAACAACAAATATCTCCGGATACTATGTCGGAAAACTGGACAAAAAGTCAATTGAAGAACTATCGCAGTGGGTGCGCGTTGGCGATGCCCAATCTCCAATGGAGAAACTGGAAGTAAACTTTGACACTATGCTTCGATATGCTTTCGCTCATGGGCGTGAGTACTATGATGAGATGAAGAATAAAATCGACACTTTTCTAACACAGAGAGGTGAAGAGATTACAACATTGTCTTATCGTGCTCAGCTCACCCGATTTCAACACAAGAAACTCGGGCTTGAGCCGATGGCTATACCTGACAACTATGGTTGTCAAGTTATCGAATCTATAGATCTCGACTCTTTTGAGTAGAGGATAAACAAGGCAGTTCATCTGTCTTTCCGAGTGTTTGTTTGCAAACACCTTCACCAGTCTAGACTTTTATGGTTTAGATAAGAGAAGCCCCACTTTAACTTGGGGTCTGTAAAATATAAAATATCTTGGGAATGGAGTTGTGACCTGACC